CCACGGTCATCCCATTTGCGAGCCATACCCGACAGCGGCACCTTGTCATAACGTGCCTTTACGGCTTCAATGGCTGGCTGCGCCAAAGTCTGAGCCTCAGCCCTAAACGCCTTGGCCAGCTCCGGCTCAACCTTCCGCAACGTCGTCAATACGTTCTTGACGTTTGCCACGTCAATCGTTGCGCTTGCAGGCACTAGGTTCTCCGTTTGTTGCGTTCCTCCAGCACCTTACCGACCGTCAACAGGTCGTCAACATCAAACGGAACGTCAGGCGGCCACCAGCGGACAGCGACCAGCAGCTCTGCTAGGCCGCGTCGCCAGGTGCCGCTTCGGTAGGGTTTGCTGGCTCCTCAACGATCACGTCAAGGTTTTGGACCTTCTTGATGAAGTCGTCCAGCACGGCCGGCACGACGATCGCCTGACTCTTGGACGCTTCCCACGCAAGGAACAGCAAATCCTCGAAGCCGATGCCGTTCATCAGGTTTGACGCTTTGTTTTTGTAGCGCCGTTCCCACGCCACCAAATCCTTCAAGGAGGTAGTGACCTCTACTGGTTCTTGGTCGGCAAGGTTGTAGCGCAACGTGTATTTCATGTGGCTCTTCCTGTCGGGTCGGCTGAGCCGACGGTTACGGGGTTACGTCTTTGCTGTAGACGCCGCCAACGAAGGTGACGTCGACGGTGCTGAGGTTGCCCATGGTCGCGTTGATGACCGGCAGCTCGCCTAGGTAGGTGCCGGTCAGGGTGAACCCTGGGTTGGTAGCGCCGTCGGCACCGGACGTCGGCTTCACAATGACCGTGCACACGCCACCCACCACGTTTTCCAACGTCGCAAACGTTTCAGACGTGGCATACGACATGTAGAACGTCAGCGTCACTTCGTGGTTGCCGAGACCGTTGACGAACTTGCGGGCCGTGTCACCGAATGCGGTCGACTCAAGCGCGTCGTAGCGCTGCGTAAACGTGGCCGCGGTGCACTGGTCGGACAGGTCAACCGCGTTGACAGTGACGACAGGGTTTGAGAGGTAGGTGCTGGTGGGCATTGGGGGTCTCCTTCTTGGTTTTTACTCTACGGCTGTCAGGCTGTTTGGGCTTGCATTTTGACGGTCAACTCGTAGGCAGGCGCATCTACGCCGCCGATTGCGAGGGAGGCTGGGCGGCCGTCAATCACTGCCACGTTTTTGGCCATGACCAGCGCCACGATGGATAGCAGCTGGTCGAGGGCGTCTTGGTTGCCTGGGCCCGATGAGATGATGGTGCACGGCACGGACAACTCGACGATGTTGTAGTTCCACGCCGTAAACGAAGGGGCGCCGATGAGGACGCAGCCAGGGGTGATGTTCCGCGGGTCACGGACCGCAGGGACACCGGTAATAGTTGCGAGCGTGGTTTGGAGGTCGTCGAGCGCCTCATTGATGAGACCGGTGCCAGGCATTAGGCGATCGCAGGCCGGTCAATGCCAAGCAGCTGCTTAACCATGGCTGGCAGCGCCACGACGGTAGGGGTGCCCATCCCGTCAAACGTGGCGTAGGTGTCGCCGGACGAACCACGGGCACGGTACAGGGCAGCACCATAGGCGAGCACGCCGAGTTTGACGTCTGCGCTGGGCACGGTGGTCAGGCTGTCGAAGTATCCGGCCTGCATCCTGCGACGCCAGCAGAACTGGTTGGCAGCCTCACGAGCCTGCCCAATCAGCGTCGTGTCGTTAGCGGATGCGACCGTGATGTTCAAGTAGTTCGTCAGTTCCTGCGTTGACACCCACGTGCAGGTCGGCGTATAGGTGACAGTGCCCGACGCGGCCTGCCGCTCCACCGTTGCCGCCGTCTTGGCGTACAGCACCTGGTTAGCAATCAGCACCGAGTAGTTGTAGAGCAGGTCACCCTCGTCGTCAACGCCAATCAGCAGATACTGGGGCAACGCATACACCGTGTAGGTGCCATTAAACGTTGCGTCGACGCCGGTGACAACGATGGACCCACCGACCTCAAGCTCCGTCGCAGTGAGGAGCCCGAGGACGGCGTAGTTCTCTGTCAGCTGTTTATGTGTGACCGTGTAGGCGGCCATGTGGCCTCCTACAGGGTTAGGCGATCTCGACGAACTTGCTGGCGTCGATCATCAAGGTGGCGAGGTATCCGCGGAACTTGATGTACCGCGACAGCGAACCGTCCGCGGCCTCGACCTGAATGGCGCCCTTCTGCTGCTCGTAGATCTCGAAGCCGTCTGCCGCTCCGATTGCAAGGAAGTCGCTCTCGTACGGGCAGACGACGACTGACAGGCCGAAGGCGTTGGCGTTCAGCGTGCCAGGCGAGACGTTGCCAAAGGCGTTCATCGGTCCGACCTGCGGGAACAGCGGACGGTCAGCGGTGTCGCTGAGCGATCCGAGGGCTCCCCAGAACGACGGGCTCACAAACATGTGGGTGGGCAGGTGCGTCGACGCATTCAGGATCGTCTGCGACGCGCCGTAGATCCACTCCACCCACTTGGCTGGGTCGGTCGTGTCAAACGCTGCGCGGGTCGTGGTAATGCCAGCCTTGAGCGCAGCCTCGACTGCGTCCTCGGTCTGCTTGGCATAGACGCGCGACATGTCATCGAGGAGGAGGCCGATGATGCCCGGCTCCGCCATGTCGATGTCTTCTTCTGAGACGCGTACGAAGCCGCCGTAGAGAGTCTTCGTCACGTTGTTGTTGGACACGACAAACGTGCCAGAGTCCAGCGCCTGGTTCTCGCCGTTGGACAGGCCAATCGTGGTGTTCGTGGTGACCTTCGGGCGGCGGAAGATCTTGCCGCTGCCGGGCATCGCCTTGACCCCAATCGCATCCATGACAGGCCTGCGACCGATCAGGTTGTTGTAGACGGGTCCCGTGATCGGCTCGGGCAAGATGCCAGGCGTGTCGGTCGTGAGAACGTCCGGCGCAGCGGCGCGGATGTTTGCAAGGAAGTCAGCGGCCTCGGTGCCACCGGCAAGCAGCTTTGCGACGTACTCGGATGCCGACGGCATCTTGAACTGCCGTGGCTGGGCGAACAGGACCGGCGCCACGCTCGACGCCTCGATGACTGCGGGGGACTCGGACACTTCGATCTCCTTGGGGGTTGCTTCATCCGTCACGATAGCGACGTCTGGGGTTTCTGTGTGGATTTCCTGTGCTGCGGCAGCGACGTCGGTGATCGCGGCACCAGCGAACGCCGGAACTGGCACCATGCTGAGTTCCAACCAGTCGGCTGCGGTGATGACCATCACGCCGTCCTTGTCGTACTTGTATTTCGTCGGATTGACGCCCACGGAGACGGAGTCGAGGACGCCCTCCATTGCAAGGGTCAGCGCTTCGTCGCCGGCTGCGGTTGCTGCGATCTTGGCGGAGAACAGCATTCCCTCTTCGGTGTCAACGCGCTCGGTGACCAGGCCGACCGGCTGGGTTGCGTCGTGGTACAGGAACAGTTTGGGGGCTTTGCCCTCGGTGGGCAGTGCGCCCTTCTCAAACCGGACTTCGGTGCCGTCGGTCACGGTGGCTGACACGCCGTAGGGCACTGCGATACCAGTGATTGTCCGCTTGGGGGCGCCGTCCGGTGCGGCTGCGTCAATGGTGATGGGGGCGGTGAACTTCAGCATTAGGCAAGCCTTTCCTGGGTGTTTTCTTCAACCTCCGGCATGTCCGCCGACGGTGTCACTGATTCGAGGTAGTCGTCGATGTTGAACTTGACGCAGGTGCCGTGGGGTAGCACGTTGTCCGAAGACAGGGTCTCCTCGATGCAGGTGATGAGAGGCTTGAGGCCGAAGATGTACAGGTCTTGCCGCGCGGACTCGGAGTTGGTGTACGAGTACGAGCCGGTGGCGATTCCGAGCAGGTAGGGCGGTACGCCGATGGAGCGGCACAAATCCTTGGAGCTGTACTCGATGGATTCGTTCAGCATCATCTTGTCCGGTGTCGCGAAGGACTCCTTGACCTCGATGAACTCGTTGACCGCGGCCGTCTGGTTGTTGATTCGTGCCTGGTCAAACGCTGCGGCAAGGTCAGCCAGTTCCTGACCGGACAGCGGCTCCCCTCCGGTCTGGCGAAGCACGACGCTAGGAATGCTGGTCAGCGCGTTGCGGTAACGGGCCTGCTCCAACTTCAACGCCGTCTCAATCGCCTTGGGCGTTGTGTAGATGAGACCCTGGTTGGGGCTGATGAACTGCACCACGTCGCGGTAGTCCACCATTTGCCCGTTGAACTCGACCTGCTTGGACGGGCCGTAGAACACAGGACCAGGCTGATCCACGGTGGTCACCATGTTGGTTGGCATACGGGTGAAGTTCTTCGGGTAGCCGTCCGCGTACCGTTCGGTCACATAGAGGAACGCTCTGCCAAAAAACAAGAGGTCATCGGTCAACCACGCGAGCAAAAAGTTGTTCGAGACGCCTTTGTCAAGACGGGCCAGCCATGACCGTGGAGCCTGCGACACCTGCTCCATGTAGTCGCCGTTCCACATCAGCCGGTACTCGCCGAACTGCAGGCTTGAGATCGTGCCGCAAATCAGGTCACGGGCACGGGTCACCGTAGGGATGCTCATCGCACGTCGACGCGCTTCCGACGTCGCGTACGTTGTGAAGTTCCCAATCTCCTTTGCGCCGACGTTCATACCGGAGCCGGACGCAGCGGCTTTCTGCACTGGGTGCGAACGGGAGAAGAGTGGCATGTGTTCAGTATGGCGTGTAAGTGCCTCCGGTGACGGGCAAGCAGCGGACCCGATCCCGACGAAAGGCAGCTACCAGGGAGGTCGCCACCGGAGGCAAGGCGGAGGTTAGCGGCTGGCAGTCACGATCATTGGTTTGCCGATGGCTTGCGG